TATGCTTCGTTGTTTGTACGGTTTCCAAGCCAAGCCCGACCACTAAAAGTGGTCACATTTCAAGCGCTTACGGCCAGCATTCACCCGGCCGGTTACTCCTCGGAGGTTGCTATGCCTGGTCCCCTGCCTACTGGTACCGCCCGCCGCCGTAACGCGCCGACGCTGCCGACTGATTCGTTGCCGATGGATGGCGTGGTCGTTGACCTGCCGTCACCTATCGAACCTCTCGACGAGGTTGAGCAGCGGTATTACGTTTGGGCCTGGTCGACGCCGGCCGCTGCCGCATGGCACTCATCTGACGCTGAGATTGTTGCCGAGTGGGCTCGTTTGAAGGTGTATGTAAGTCGCACGATGCGCGGCGAGGTGACGAAGCGTGTCGGTGATAGTGAGGTTGTGGTTGAGCCGTCGTCTCCGATATTGACGCAGATCACGAATCGTGAGGACCGTTTGATGCTGTCGCCGATGGCCCGCAAGAAGGGCCGAGCTAAGATCGTTTCTGGCGAATCACAAGAGTCGGACAAGTCCGGTAAGTCGATCGATGGGGTTGTTTTGACTCCTGATCGTTGGAAGCGCGCGGCGTCCTGATGTTTGTCCCGGCTTGGCCGGGGCAGGTCAGTTCACTCGGCTATCAGGTCGGCCCGATGATCGAGGAAGACCTCGGCATCACGTTGACGGGCGAGCAGCAGGACCGGCTCATTGACTATTATCAGATTGACCCGGTGACAGGTCGCCGCCAGGTTCGCCGCGCGGCTATTCGTCGCCCTAAAGGTGCTGGCAAGTCGCCGGAGGCCGGATATTGCGGTTACGCCGAACTGGTGCTTCCTGTCGCGTTTAACGGATGGACGCAAACAGGGCAGCCGATTGCGATCCCTCGTGTTGATCCGTGGGTCCAATTCGCAGCTGTCTCAGAAGACCAGACCGACAATGTGCTTGTCTGGCTGTTCGACATTTTGAACGATCCTGAAAATGTTGCTTGTGCTCATCGCGGTATCAACCTCGGCCGTACACGCATGTATCTTGACGGCCGCCCTGGTCGACTTGAGCCCGTAACGGCGTCGGCTGGTTCCCGCGAGGGTCAGCGCGTCACGTTTGCCGCACTCGATCAGACGGAATCATGGTTCAAGTCGAACGGCGGCGTGAAGCTGGCAGGCGTCTTGCAGCGCAACGCTGCGAAGATGGGCGGATGGTCGCTGGAGCTACAGAACGCCCCCGAGCTCGGTGACGGTTCGGTTGCCGACCTGACAGCGAAAGCGGCCGAGGGTAAAGCGGTGGGCGTCATGTTCGACACTCGCGAACCGCCGAACCACGAGAACATCGATATGACCGACCCGGCGCAACTGTTACCGGCGTTGCGGTTCGCTTACGGCGAGGCTGCAGCGTGGGTTGATCTTGAGCGTCTTGTTGAGGAGATCCTTGACCCGGCGACTGATCCGAACGACGCTAAACGCTATTATTTGAACGTTGCGGCGCAATCATCGGATTGGGCGTTCGATCGTCCGAAGTGGCGCAGCCTCGGTGAGCCAGACCTGGTTCCGAAGCACGGCACGCTGATCGTTGCCGGATTCGACGGTTCACGCCACGACGACGCCACGGCCATTGTGGCCTGTGAGGTTGAGACGGGCGTGATGTGGACGGTGGGGTGTTGGGAGCGTCCTGACGACGCAGGCGACGAATACGAGCATCCTGAGAGCGAAATTGATGATGCCGTGGCGCAGATGTTTGCCGACTTCCAAGTGTGGCGCATGTATTGTGATCCGCCCTGGTGGGAGTCGACGATTGCGAAGTGGTCCGGAGAACACATGGGATTAGACCGTAAGCCTGCCGTTGTGAACTGGTGGACGAACCGTTGGCGCCCGATTGGTAACGCATGTCAGGCGTTTGCTACTGCGATTCGTGCAGGCGAGGTTACGCACCACGTTGACGGTGTAGATAGCGACGACGTGTTGACCAGACATGTCTGCAACGTCGTAAAACGAACCGTGAACGCCCGCGACGAGCAGGGTAAGCCGTTATGGACGATGCGCAAGGCAGCTCACGGCCGAAAGATCGATGCTGCTATGGCTGCTGTTCTGGCGTGGGAAGCGCGCACTGATGCGGTTGCTGCAGGTGTGAAACCGAAGAAACGCGGCAACGCCGTATTCATGTAACGAGACCTCGGAGGTGAGCGATGCAATCCGACTACACGCCCACACAATGGCGGGATCTCCTCAGGGGTGAGCTACAGAAGCGCCGTCCAGAGATCCAGCGTCTCGAGGACTGGTACAACGGTGACCATCCATTGCCGTCGCCACCGAAGCGTTTGGGCACTGCTGCGTTTGAGCAGGCTCGCCGCGCGTATCAGGATCTCATGGAGATGGGTGTCACGAACTGGGTGAAGCTGGTCGCTGATGCGCCGGCCGAGCGTCTTGAGGTCGTCGATATCCGGTCGATCACTAACGCTGGAACTCAATCAATCGACCGTACGGGCTGGGATCGGTGGCAGCGCTACGACTTGGATGCGCAGTCGATCCTGGTGCAGGACAATGCACTGCAGACGGGCCAGTCTTTCGTGATGGTTGATCCGGTGACGGGCGAGATCACTGCTGAGCATTCAGCGCAGATGATCGTGGCTTACAAGCCTGGTTCACGGCGCGATATCGCTGCGGCTCTCAAGTATTGGGATGACGATTCTGGCGACCAGATGACGACGCTGCTGCTTCCTGATGCCGTCTACAAGTGGCAGGGGGACGGGAAGACGCAGAAGGAGCGCGGTATACCGGTCGGTCACAATCTGGGTGTCGTCTCTGTTGTCGAGTTTGCTGCGAACCCGTCGCTGCGTCCTTCGCAGTTTGGTGGCGGCTACAGCGAGTTCGCTGGGGTCATTCCGATTCAGCGTCGCATTAATACGACTGTGTTTAACCGTCTGACGACTGCGGACGCTCAAGCCTTCCGTCAGCGCTACATCATTGGTTGGGCACCAGACACAGACGATGAGACGGGCCTGCCGAAGCCTGAGGCTGTCAAGTCGCTCCGTGAATCCATGTTGTGGACGTTTGACGGCGATCCGAACGAGGTTAAGGTCGGAGAGTTCGGCCAGGCTGATTTCACGGGCTTCATCAAAGCCGTTGAATCAGATGTGAACGCGATGGCGGCGATCTCAAAGACGCCCCCTCACTACTTGCTTGGCGCGATGGTCAATATCTCAGGTGATGCCTTGACGGCAGCCGAGTCTGGCCTTGCGTCCAAAACGAAGAAGCACGCCCGCAACTTTGGGGCGCGCTGGGAAGATGTCATGCGTCTCGGCGCCAGGGTGGCGAAAGAGCCGCTAGCTGACGATATGTCCGCCGAGATCGTCTGGGCCGACATTGAGCACCGGTCATGGGGTGAGCAGGTTGACGCCGCTCTCAAGATGCAGGCTCTTGGTGTTCCTCAAGAGGCTATTTGGGAGCGGCTGCCGGACGTTTCGCCGCAGGACATCGTCCGTTGGCGTGGCATGGCAGCCGTTGAATCGCTGTTGACACCTGAGGTACCTGAGACTCCAGTGGCGCCGGTTGAACCAGATGCCGCAGCATGACGCTTTGGCGGTCCGTTACGTCGCTCGTCAGGGCACGCTCTCGATGGCCGGTGGCGCCGTCGTGGCTGACGCCTGGGGCCGACTGCCGCAACGCGGAGACAATGGTGCAGTACTACTTCGGCAGCTTGCGCTGCCGACTCTGACAACACTGTTACTCAAGGCCACGGCGTTGACCGCTGGCTATATGAGCATCGTTCTCGAAGAAGCGGTCGCGCCGATAACGCAGACGGTCGAGCCTGATTGGGATTTACCGTTCATCGATTATCAGGCCGCGTTGGATCGTGGCGAAGAGCAGGTTGCGGCCATTCAGGCGGGGGCGTCTTCGTCTTCCGCAGTCGGTCGGCAATCTGTTGTTTCCACGGCTCGCCAAGCAGGTGACGCAGTCCAATCTCCCCGCATCATTGCATGGCGCCGTGTACCTGATGGCGACGCCTGCGACTGGTGCTTGATGGTCGCACAGCAGCGGTACAAGTCGGCGACATCGGCCGATTTCGGACATCTCCGCTGTGAATGCGGTGTGTCACCAGTTCTCAGCCCTCGCTGATTGCGCTCACGTCTGGCGCTTAACAGACGGCAACCACTCCACGGAGGACAGAATGCCCGATCTAATCATCGACCCGAACACCCCGCCAGCCACACCGGAAGCACAGGACACACCGCCGGAGTCGTCGCATATGATTGCGCAGGATCAAGTCGACCGCATCGTTCAGGAACGCCTGAACCGCGAGCGCCAAAAGTTCGCAGATTACGACGACCTCAAGCAGAAGGCCACGCGTTTTGACGAGATGGAAGCTGCGAGCCTGTCGGATCTGGAGAAGGCAAACAGCCGTGCCGATGCCGCCGAGAAATCTGCAGCAGACGCAACGGCCAGAGTCAAAGATACGAACCTTCGATCAGCGGTCATTTCGGCCGCGATGAAGGCCGGTGCAGTGAACCCCGATGCGGTGTTCAAGCTCATCGAAAGAAACGCAGTGACAGTGGGCGACGACGGCTCAGTTACGGGTGCGGAAGAAGCGGTTGCGACTCTGCTGGAGTCTGACCCTTACCTCGTCGGCAAGGCGTCGCCCCCTGTGGCGGCCGCGGATGGTGGGCCTCGCGGAAGCGGGACCGGCACGAAGCAACTCACACGAGACGACTTGTCGTCCATGACGTCCGACGCAATCGACGCAGCCCGCATTGCAGGCCAACTCGATCAGCTCCTCGGGCGCCAGTAATCCCCAACCCCAAACAAAGGAGCCGCCGTCATGGCAATCTCATTCATCCCCGAAATCTGGTCGGCGAACATCCTGTCCAGCCTCAAAAAGAACCATGTGTTCGCTCAGGCTGGCGTCGTCAACCGCAACTACGAAGGCGACATCTCGAGCCAGGGCGACACCGTCAAGGTTCGCTCAATGGGTCGGCCGACGATCGGCACGTACGCCAAGAACGTGACCGAGATCGTCCCCGAGACGCTGACCGACACTCAGCGTTCGCTGCTCATCGATCAGGCCAAGTATTTCGCGTTCGAACTGGACGACATCGATGCCGCACAGTCGACCGGTGGCGAGCTGGAAGAGTCCCTGACCGAGGCCTCTTACGGCCTGCGCGATATCGCCGACCAGTTCATTGCTGGCAAGTACACGGAGGCTGCTGTAGCTAACCAGCTCGGCACCGTTTCGGTGACGACCGCTGATCTGGCGTACACGCAGATTCGCAAGCTGTCCGTCGTGCTTGACGAGGCCAACGTGCCAGACGAGGGACGCTATGTCATTGTCCCGCCGTGGTACTACGGCCTGTTGCTTGAGAACTCGAAGTTCGTCAAGGTCAACGAGTCCGGTACCAGCGACGGCCTCCGTAACGGGCGTGTCGGTGACGCGCTCGGCTTCAACGTGCTCAAGTCGAACAACTGCGTGAACACTGCAGGCGACGACTACGCCGTGATGGCAGGCCATTCGTCGGCGATCAGCTACGCCGAGCAGATCGTCAAGGTCGAGACCTACCGCCCGGAGGATTCGTTCTCCGATGCTATCAAGGGCCTCCACGTCTACGGCGGCAAGGTCATGCGCCCCGACTCGCTCGCAACGGTCGTCGCGTCCATCACCTGATCTCCAGTCCCCCGGCGCGAGTCGCCGGGGGACTGATGCCAGTCCCGAACATCTTTTACAAGGAGGCCAGTCATGGCACGTACAAATGTCCCCATTGTCACCAATAGCGCATCCGGCGCCGCCACTGGCGCCGGCACCACCGCCGACCCCACCAATGACCATGTGGTTGATCTTGCGGGCTATCCGCTGGAGAATGTCACGATTCGTCTGACCAACACGAACGGAACCGACCGTGTTGCGACCATCGTGGCCGGAGACTATCCGCCTGCGCTGTCTGCGGGCCTCGGCAACCTGGCCGTCACGGTCCCGGCAACTTCCGGTGACGTCACGATTGCTGGGCTTGAGTCAGCCCGGTATTTACAGGCTGACGGGACGATCCATATCGACCTTGCCGCTTCCTACGCTGGCGCTGTCAGGGTTACGCGGCCGGCGTGACGGTGTTCGTGTTGGGTCAGTCGGGAGTCGTTCAAGAGATCGATATCCCGACTGACTCGCACGCCGCCGAACGCTTCCATGCTTCTGTTGATTCGGGCGAGTTCCGAATCGTTGACGAGGGCGACATTGAGGCGAAGGAGACACGCCACGGCGGTGTCATCTACGTGCTTAAGACCGATGCGCCAGTGAAGCCAGAACCACGCAAGAAGGTGGCCGCAAAGGTGGCCGCAGAGACTGACTGAGTCGGAGGATTCATGGACGCTGCAACTGCGCTATCCGATCTGCAGATGATGGCGGACCATGAGTCTGACCCGGCGTTGGCTGTTGATGAACTGGCGCGCATCCTTCAGACATCCCGACGCGTTGATGTCGGCGGCAACAACGTCGGCAACAACATCGATGCCCCAACGTGGACGCCGTCGACCGTCTACTACGTCGGGGACATCGTCACCCCCAACCCGGTGAACGGTTCCTACTGGATATGTTCAACGCCTGCAACGTCTGGCGCCGTCGAGCCTGTCTGGCCTTCTGTGTCTGGTGTGCAGCCGTTCGCTGACGCGATCTCAGACGATGACGTGCGCTGGAACTATTCAGGTATGACGTGGGTGCCTACTTGGGATCTCAACGCGGCGGCAGCGAAGGCGTGGCAGGTTAAGGCTGGTAAGGCTGCGGGCCGGTACAACTTCACGACTGACGGCCAGATGTTTCAGCGGGCACAGATTCTCGGGCACTGTCGGGCAATGGAGAAGTCGTATCGCCGCAAGATCGCGAACGTCTGATGCTGACGGCTCTCGAGCTGGCGTCAATGCGTACCGATTCGGAGGCTGCGCTGCCTGATACGGCCACGATCACACGACCGGGCGCGTCGGGCGCACTGAACACCACCACAGGGGTCATGGCGGCTGACGCTGCAGGGACCGTGATCTACACGGGTGACTGTCAGCTTCGCCAGCTGGAGTCGATGGAGTCGACTGTTCTGTTCGGCGAAGAGCAGGTGACCCGTTCCCGTTACGTTGCGTTGTTTCCGTTCGATGTTATCTCGGCTCGAATTGATGACGTCATTACGTTCGGAACGTCGGACAATCCCGATCTGACCCGTTTGAGCTATCGGATCACATCGGTGCCTGTCTCCACGTTCACCGTCTTCAAGGGTTACCCGTGCGAGGTGGTGGAGACATGAGCCTCCACGGTCAGCGAGTCTTTATCGCCTGGGTCATCAGCGTGCTGGAAGATGGCGGCCTCACGGTCGGCGATCATGTCGCACCGGCCACCGTCCCCGACAACAGCGGCTACGTCGTCGTGTACTCCATCGCTGGCGGCATCACCGACGGTTCCATCGACGAGCCGAACGAAGACGCATCTCCGACGTTCCAGATCACTTCAGTGTCGTCGAATCCGGCGCAATGCAGATGGCTGGTCGACAAGGCCCGGGCACTATTCAACGCTGCGGTGCCAGCGTCACTATCCGATGGCCGCAAGGTGATTTGGCTGGACTTCCCGATGGCGTCCACGACAATCATTCGAGATGACGAGGCACAACCGCCGGTCTGGTATGCGCCCGACCGTCTAGAGGTTGGCACATCGTGACCGCCGATTTTGATCTTTCGGAACTGTCTGACCTCACCAGCGACCTCATCAAGGCGGCACCTAAAGCCGCCGCCGTGTCGTCGCTGAGTCTCACCAAGATCGCAGCCGAGATGAAGGCGGGCGCCGTCGCTGATGTTGCTGTGAAGTCCGGCGAAACTCGGGACTCGATCAGAATCGAGGGCGGCAAAGACTTTCGCCGCCTGATCGCCGATAGTCGTGCAGCGTTCTTCCTTGAGTTCGGCACATCGAACACGGCGCCACAGCCGTTCATTTGGCCGCAAGCCCCGTTAGGTCACCGTCGGCTCACGATGGCGCTACAGGGCATCGACCCGTTCGATTAACCGGCGACAGCGGCGCACGCCGTGAACGTCAGGGCCAGGACCGAAATTATCGCAAGTCGTTTCATACGACTCGACCGTATCTCATCACGGAGGAACTATGACCAAACACTCACCCACCGACCCCGTCACGTTGCGTCATCCAGAATTGCCGGGTGTCGAAATCGTGAAGAAGTACAGCCGGTTGGCGCACTTTGCGCGCAGCGGCTGGGTCGAAGCCAAATCGCCGAAGGCACCCGCCGACGTCGAAACCAAAACCCAACCGATCCCCACCGGGGACAACCCTGAGGAGGGGTCCAAATGACCGCAATCGCACATGACGGTGTTGTCCAATGGTTCTGGCTTCCAGCCTGCGCCATCGTCGCAACACCCACACTGGCCGAGATGACCGCAGGCGAACGCCTGACCGACATCACCAACTACGACACGCCGGCGTCTGAGTCGTCGGTTGACACGTCCGGCATCGACGACATCTACGACACTTCGGTTGTCGGCACGTCAGCGGCTGGCCCGATCGTACTGACCTTCAAGCGAGACACCGCCAGCGAAACGGGCAGCTGGGATGCGCTCGAGTTCCGGGACAACGGCTTCCTGGTCAAACTACCTTTCGGTGGTTCTGGCACCCTCAATGCTCCAGCTGCAACCGATAAGGCCGAGGTCTACCCCGGCCAGGTCGGTCAGAAGCGGCCCGAAGGGTACGGCCGGAACACGACTCAGAAGTTCATGGTGTCGATCTATGTGACCGCCGCCCCGAACGTTGACGCTGCTCTCATCGCGTCCTAGTTACCTCTGATCCGATCCACGGGGCGCTGGCTGCTGGCGTCCCCGTGGATCGTGGTCGATCTCACCGAACATCCATAAAGGGGAAGAACCGAATGACATCATCCATCGAAGACATTCTCAAGACCGCGGAAGATCCCGCGTATCACCGTGTGGTGACTGCCCGCATCGCGGCTGTCCCGCAGGCGTTGCGCGAAGAGCATGCCGAACTTGACGCACTACTCCCGACCCTCACAACTGACACGATCGACGCACACCCGAAACGTGCGGCGACCGCTGAACGTCTGGTTGCGATTGAAGCCGAGCTTGAAGCGTCGATGTTGGAGTTCCGGTTCATCGCGATCGGTCATCGTGCTTGGGCTGACCTGTTGCGTGCCCATCCACCGACCGAGGCCCAACGCAAGTTTGACCGGTCGGCAGACCACAACGTCGAGACGTTCCCGTACGAGGCAATGGCAGCGTCATGTGTCGACCCGGTGATGACCGTTGCTGATGTCCGACGCCTTGAAGAGTCAGCGCTGATTGATGTGAGGGCGTGGACCGAACTTTGGTCGGCGTGCATCTCGGCGAACGTCGTAGCGATCGCGCCAAAAAGCTTGGCCGCTTCGATTCTGTTAGCGAGCGGCGCCTATGCGAAGCGGCCCACCATCTCCGAACGCCCCGCTCTGTCCTCCTCGGTCGCGTAGTCGGACCAGGCGAGCCGCTGTGGCTCGACGACGACCGAGAGTCTGAGTTGGCGTACATGGATTACCTCGACTCGCTTTGTGGCGGTTGCGGGAATCCGGCGGCTGAGTCAATGGACGAAGCGAACGATGGGCTGTACGAGGCGGTCCCTGTGCACTGCTTTGCATGTGCTGCACGGGACGCCGAGAACCGTCAAATCGGTAAGGCGCGATCAGATGGCTCGATGGGTGATGGCTCGTTTGATGGGCTGCTCATCGGGTTAAAGAAGCACGAATCCACTACGTGACGAGAGGGGGCATCTGATGGCCGGAAAGACCGTATCTGTCAGGTTGTCGGCGACCGTTGCGCCGTACAAGAAGGCGATGGCTGAGGCTGCTGCGTCGACCTCGGCGTTCGAGAAGTCCGCTGGTGTCGACTTCCAGAAGGTCGGCGCGAAGATGCAGACCGTCGGCAAGAAAATGACGATGGGTGTGACGCTGCCCCTACTTGCTGCGGGCGCTGGCGCTGTCAAGTTGTCGATGGACTTTGATGCGTCAATGTCGAAGATCACGGCTCTGGTCGGTATCGGCGCTGCCGAGGTTGACGGCATGAAAGACTCCGTGCTCCAGCTCGCCGGAGAGACAGCGACCGCCCCGCAGAAACTCGCTGACGCTCTCTTCGTGCTCACGTCCGCTGGTTTACGGGGTGATGACGCCCTGTCTGCCCTTGAGATGTCGGCGAAAGCGTCGGCTGCTGGTCTCGGCGAAACGAACGACATTGCTCGCGCCGTTGCTGGTGCGATGAACGCCTACGGGCCTGAGGCTCTGAACGCTGCTCGGGCGACCGACATTCTGACCGCCACCGCTCGCGCCGGCAACTTTGAAACGTCGCAGCTTTCTGGCGCGCTCGGTCGCGTGTTGCCGTTCGCTAAGCAGGCTGGCGCATCGTTGGAAGAAGTCGGCGGTGCGGTTGCGTTGCTGACCCGTACGAACGGCAACGCTGCTGAGTCGATCACGCAGGTTCAAGCGTTGATGCGTGCCTTCGTGGTGCCGACCGTCGAGGCGGCAACGATTCTCGGTGAACTCGGCATGACTGCTGGTGACGTCCGTGACTCAATCGGTGAGAACGGTCTGTCAGCGACGTTGCAAATGTTGGATGGCAAGTTGGGCGGGAACCGTGAGCAGTTGGGCCGGCTCCTCGGTTCGTCTGAGGCGGCTTCTGCTGCGTTCCAGATCCTTGACGCTGACGCGCAGACGATCACGGACACGTTCGGCACGGTGACCGATTCGGTCGGGATGACCGATGCGGCGTTCGGTACGATGGCTGAAACTGGTGCGTTCAAGATGCAGCAGGCGTGGGTCGACATTCAGACGGCGTTGATTCAGGTTGGTGAGATCATCGGTCCGATGGCCGCTGATGTTGCTGGTGGTATCTCGTCGATCGTCGAAGCGTTCTCGAAGCTGCCTCAGGGTGCACAGATTGCTGTCGTCGCGTTCCTCGGAGTGATCGCCGCCGTTGGTCCACTGTTGACCATCGGCGGAAAGATCCTCGTCAGCTTCCAAGCCATCACCGCAGGACTCACGATGATGAGGGCTGCGATGTTGGCGCATCCGATCCTGATGTTTGCAGGCGTCGCCGCAGCGGTCGGTACGGCGCTCTTCTTCATGTCGGACGGCGGTAAGGCTGCACGCGAGCGGGTTAAGGAACTCGCCGACGAGATGCGTAACGCTGGCAGCGACGCCGAAGGCCTTACGTCTTTCCTGATGTCAATGGTTGAGGGTAACGACGTGTTGTTGGCGTCAATGTCGGCGTCGAATATTACTGTTTCGGATCTCGCTGTCGCGGTTATGGCTGGCGGTGACGCCTGGCAGGTTATGGCTAGGCAGTTGGTCGAGAGCGCTAAAGCGGCTGGCGTCGGCGATGTGGAATGGCTCAACCTGGCGGCCACGCTCAGCACGCTTGAGGGTGAAACGAAGGACGCTACAACGCGCGCCGCCGAACTGGACGCCGCACAAGGTGACCTCGGCGAAGCTGTAGCGGGCACTGACACCTCGGCGAGAAACGCTGCCGCCGCTGCGCTAGAGCTGGCTGCAGCGACCGACGAGGCTGCAGAGGCAGCCGAAGAAGCCACCGACGAGTTCGAGGAGTACGACAAAGCAATCGCAGTAGCCAACGAGACATACGACGCATCAATCAAGGCCATTGAGGAATGGGCTGACGGCATCGACGCGGCAACTTCGGCTGGTGCTGATTCGTTCTCAGATTTCAGCGGCGACACCATCGGAAGCGTTGCCGATTTCCGGGCCGAGCTGCAGCAGTCCGCTATTGACATTGCTGCATGGCAAGCAAACCTGCTCATCATCGCCGAGCGTGCAGGGCCAGAGTTTGCTGCGCACCTCGCCGAGATGGGCGAAGCGGGCGCGCCGATGGTCGCTGAGCTTGCCGCTGACGGCGATCTACTTAACGCCACACTCGGCGACTACGTCGGCTACTCAGATATTGCCGGTCGCGACATGGTCGCAGCATTTGATGATGTTGGCTTCGGCGTTTCCGAGAAGACCACGGCCGCAATGGTCCAGGCTGAACTTGACATCGAGAACGCTGGAAGCGATCTATATAGCGCTTCCGTCACAACTGGCGGTCAGATCGGTGAAGGTATCGGGGTCGGCATTTCTGATGCGGATTACAAGGTTGCATGGGCAGCGCGCGGCGTCGTACGGAATGCTCTCGCATCCGTACGCGCCGACAACGGAATAGAGTCCCCGTCGCGCCTCTGGGCTGAGGAGGTCGGCCAGCCGATTGCTGGAGGCATCGCAGAAGGTATCGCCGACGACGCCCACGAGATAGACGAACAGCTCCGCAAGGCGATCGAGGACGCAGAAGAATCGGCTGTTAACGCCGCTGACACACTCACGGAGAATGTGCTGGCGTCGTTTGACGCGCTGGCCGAAGGTGCTGCTGACCGGCTGTCGTCCATCTGGGATGGTATCGACGCCGCCCGGTCGCTCGCTGGTATAGAAGAGTCGGTATCTGACGCCGAGGAATCACTGTCTGACGCCAGCGTCAGGGTCGTTGATGCCAACAAGAACATTACTGACTCGCAGTACGCGTTGGCTCTCGCCCAGTCTTCGGGGACAGCTACAGCCGAAGAAATGGTCAAGCTAATTAAGGCTGAACGTAAAGCTGTAGAGGAAGCATCGGACGCTATAGAGGCGAAGAACGACGCTACGACGAGGTTGCAGGACGCCAACCTTCGACTGACTGAGGCGACGATGGACAACATTCTCGGCACCGACGATCAGCGTGAGGCGTGGCGGTTGGCTGCCCACGGTGCCGGCTTGACTGCGATACAGGTGAGGGATCTTGAGTCGGCATACCGCTCAGCGGCCGAAGCGCAGGCTTCGTTGATGGCTGCAACTGCCGAGGCAGCCGTGCGGGACGCGACTACGAAAGCGGGGATCGCAGCTGAGGCTGCAGGCGCCGACAACGTGCGCATACGGTTCTCTGAGATCGTCAATCAGGGAGCTATTGGTGCCGAGGAACTAAAGATGATCGCGGGCCTGTCGTCTGGCGGCCAGCTAAACGCAATGAACGTTGCCATCAAACGGTTTGACAATTACGTGAAACTCAGCGGATCACGTGCAGGCGGTGGCCCGGTGCGTGCCGGACATCTGTACGAAGTCGGCGAAGGCAACGTTGCTGAGATGCTGATGTCTGGCGGGCGTCAGTACATGATTCCCGGCAACAACGGCGACGTAATCAGCGGCTCACAGATGCGGCCGGCGCAGTATCAAGCACCGACCGGTCAGGGCGCTGAGGCAGATTGGGGTGAGATTGGCGATCGGATCGGCAACCGTGCCGCAACCGCCTACGCCCGCAAGCTTCAACAAGAGATGAGGGCGGCATGACGATTCTCACACTTGACAAGCTTCACATTGCGAGCCTGTCAGACCTGTCCGACGAGCTGGTCATTAAGGCCAGCGCGTTTGATGCGAACGTTATCACCCCGTCATCGGTGCGCAGGTATTCGGGCGGCGTCGACAGGGTTGTTTCGACACCGGGCCGTACGTTCTCGTTTCGGATTACTTGCTTCCATGTCTCACGGGCCGACTATGACGATCTGCTCGACCGGGCTGGCACCACACAACTATTGCGGGACACTCGAGGCCGTGCGGTTGCTGGCCTGATTTCGGCTGTCTCTGGCTCTGAGGCGCGAGGTTTTGACCGCATGTCGACGGTTTCATTCACGGTGCAGAACATCACGTACAGCGAGATCGTATGACGGTCCTGTTGTGGTCGTCGCTGACGCCGGCGCAGCAGGTCGCTCTCGTCGAGGGGCGCCAAGTCTTCTATGACGCCGGTTGCGATCTGCTCGACTCTGACGACGTCTTTATTACGTCATTGAACGACGAGGAATCATCCGATTTTATTGCGGCAGGTTCGAGCGTTGACCGTGACATCTATCGGACGTTGCACGGTTCTGCTCGTCTTCGGATTAGCCGTGAGCTGTTGTGGGGTTCGCAGCGTCTCCGCCCATATCACCTGATCTCGTCGGACAACATCAACTGGTACCGTCGCAACCTCGGCGTGTTCCTCCCGACGACGCCCGAGAAGGCGTTAGGTGAGACTCCGGCCGTGTTTGAGGTTGAGTGTTTCGACAAGCTCGACGTGCTGAATCAGCCTCACGGTGAGAGCTACAGCCTGGCCGCTGGCGAACTTGTCATCGAAGCAATGGAGAACCTGATCTCGGCTGCAGGTGAGACGAAGTTCATCATCAGCCAGACGTCGGCTGCGGTGACGGCACCGGCCAACAAGCTCTTCCCGTTGTCCGATGAGAACACGACGCTCGAAATCATCAACGCTTTGGCCGAGTCGATTGGCTACCGCCCGCTCTTCGCTGATCGTGAAGGCTTCTACCGGTCGGCACCGTACGTGTCGCCGTCGGATCTGCCACGGGTGTGGACTTACAACGCTGATAGCGAGAGGTCCACAGTGTCGGAGCAGCGCACTTCGGTAGCGGACTATTACGGCGCAGCGAACAGGGTCATTGGGTACAACGACGACATATCGAACGACATCCCGACGATCGCTAATGGCGGCATCGTGGAGCTGTCGAACGCAGCTGACGGCCCGACGTCGATTGCGGCTCGGGGCCGGACGATCACACGGCCAATCATTAGCGGCACGTACGCGAGCACCGAGGCGCTGACAGCGGCCGTGCAGGCTGCGCTTGACGTTGAGAAGCGCGTCGCGAACTTCGTGGAACTCAGGGTTGGTGCTTCGGCGGTTCACGGCCACTTCGACGCAGTGCGGTACATGGATTCAGCGATACCGGTCGACGGCAACTTTGTTGTCACCGCATGGTCGTTGCCGCTTGACGGTTCCGACATGTCTTTGAGCCTGAGGGGGGTCTGATGTTAGGTCAAGTTTCAACGAGGAACGAGGAGATCACGTGGGGGAAGGTGACCAGCGTGTCGCCGGTTGAGGTTCGTTTCGCCGGGGATTCGGTGTCGCTGCCTGTCGGTTTCAAGCCTGATGGCATGTCGTTGTCGACGGCCGACATGGTGGTGTTGGCGAAGGTCGGCAAGCCCGATGCCTGGGTGA